TTTGGGACACGAGCAGAAAATTATCTCAGCTGGAATGACAAAGTTGATTGGGCGAGATTAAAAGAAGTGACTGAGCTTGGAGTTCGCTTTTTAGACGATGTTATCGACGCCAATTATTATGCAACTCCTGAAATTGAACAGATGACTAAAGCCACTCGTAAGATTGGTTTAGGTATTATGGGATTTGCAGATTTACTAATCCAGTTAAAAATATCTTATGCTTCAGAAGAGGCAAGAGATATTGGTTCAAAGATTATGGGGTTAGTTCAAGAGTGGGCTGATGAAGAATCTATTCGCCTTGGTGAAAGCCGAGGGGTTTTCCCGGCCTGGGAACGAAGTACTTATAACAAGGAAACAGAACAATTCCGAAATAACTGCCGTCTAACCGTTGCCCCAACAGGAACGATATCAATGATAGCAGACACTTCTAGTGGTATTGAGCCTACCTTTGCCTTGGCCTGGAAGAAGCAAAATATCTTAGAGGGTAAAACATTAAACTATGTAAACAAATATTTTGAGGCTGATGCTAAAAAGTATGGATTTTATTCTGAAGATTTGATGGAATACTTAGCAGAAGGTGGCGCGTTAGAAAGCGTACCTCAAGTTCCAGATTGGGCTAAAGAAGTTTATACAACAGCCCCAGAGATTTCTCCAGAAGACCATGTATTAATGCAAGCCGCTTTTCAAGAGTCGTGTGATTCTGGAATATCCAAAACAATAAACTTTGCTAATAATGCAACTCTACAAGATGTGGAAGATGCTTATATGTTGGCATATGAAACAGGATGTAAAGGTATTACTGTTTATCGTGCGGGAAGTAGAGAGAAGGAAGTTCTAGTCAAAGGTAATCAAAAAGAAGAAAAACAGCTTGCCTTAGATGGTTTGGCTTTTAATGAAACAGTTTTAGGAGAGATAGGACATGGAAATTGCTGTGATAACCCAATGATTGTTTTTGCCGATGGGTGTGAAACATGTAAGTCATGTGGCCACAGTGCTTGTTTAATAGCATAGGTAATTTTTTAACAATTGAGTATAATATAAAATGAGAGAAGAATAGGAGTTGAATATGCCTTTAGGAAATATCCTTTCCGGGACAGAGCAACAATACGTAGCGAATAAAGATGACAAGGAAACATGGCGAATCTTAAACACTTGGCATGAGGATTTGAAACACCTTGACGCTGATGACGAAATTGACGATGACAGTCCGGCGGTTCTCTGCCTCTCTGAAGGTCAATTCATAGCTTTGATAAAGGAAGCAGCGACGACAGGACAGATACAGAACGCTAACTTTGGGGGAGGGGACACAGAGGAACTTGAAAGAGAGTTTACTGCCGAACTCGATATGAAACAACGAGAGACAGAACGTTTGCAGGAAAAGCTTGACAACCTTCAAAATGCAACCAGTGAAGTCATGGAAAATAGTTTAACTTCTGAAGAATACAGATTAAAAGAAAAAGCTATGGCTTCCATATTGAAATTAGTGTCTATGCAGGACATGACTAACCTTACTAGGGAATAAGTATGAAATTATCTGAATACATGCCTCAAGTTCCCCAAATGCAACAGACGATGGCAGACTTGAACAAACAGATTAGTTTGTTAGACGTCATGAAATCGCAGGGAGATATTGGTCAGGCGCAAACAGTTGGCCTTGACCAGATAGTTAATACTTGGGTTAGACATCAGATGGCCTATCGCCAGCAATTGGTGATGGACTTACAGACTGTCTCAATGTCTGTAGAAGAAATTCGGGGACCCCTAAGTCATATTACAAGTGAAGTCTTTAGGCGTGGGATGGAAATTACCCCAAACAAGGAAGACCCAGACACAGAACAAAAAGAACATTTACAGAAGTGGTTAAAAGACTGTAATATATTCGACCAATCTTTAGAAGAGGTTCTTAGGCAATTTCATTTTGATGTGAATGCCTTAGATGATGGATTCTTATATTTGGCTAAAGAATATCAGGATAATGGTGATGGAACCGTTTCATCTAGGCTTCAAGAAATAAGACGTTTAAATCCAGCCTTAGTCGAGTTTGACTTAGACCAAGCTGGATTACCTAAGAACGCTCATTTTATCTGCCCTATCCATAGGGAGTTGACGCAAGACACAGCAGGAATGTGTGAGCATGACAACTGTCATGTCAAGTTAATGCCTGTCATGTATAAGTATTATCATCGAAGTAAACATATGTATTTCTCTGACAAAGAGATTATTCATTTGTCGAAGTTCTCTCCATCTGAAACATATGGATGGAGTCCGATTTTAACAATCTTTGAAAAGGCACTTACCTTGGTAGGGATGGATAAAAATCTATATAGGTATTTCTTTGAGAGGAAGATGCCTGCTAGCATGTTAATGGTAACTACTGATGACCCTGAGTCATTGCGTAGAGAACGAGAACATATCGCGGCACAAACACGATTAGACCCTAACTATATTCCAATGGTAGCTGTTTCAGCTAGAAATCAAAGGGGTAGAGTAGACCTTGTAAGGTTATTCCATACTCTGAATGAAATGGATTATCTACCTGTAAGAGAAGAAGTTAGAGAACGTGTTGCAGCTATGTGGGGTGTAACTCCAGCCTGGCAAGGTGCCCCAGAAGCATTTGGTGGATTATCTACACAAACTCAACAGTTAGTTGTTATGAGTCGTGTAGTTGAGGGCGACCAAAGATTGTTCATTGATAAAGTATTCCCACAATTGTTGGATGCTTTTGGTATTACAGACTATGCAATTAACTTACCAACTCCTGAAGAAAAAGCTGAGAACACTCGACTATCTTTTGCTCAACAGAAGATTCAAATTGTTAATCAGTTTAGTCAATTAGGATTTGACGTTAAACTAAAAGAACAAGATGTTGCTTTACATGAAGTTGAATTTATCATAAGTGGTCAACCAACACCTATGGCTCAGATGCAAGCTGAACAAATGGCTATAGGCATTCAACAGCAACAAGAGCAAATCGAACAAATGAAGGAACAGCAAGAACAACAACAAGCTATGCAAGAGCAGATGGCTGAAGAAGGAGAAGTACCTGAAGAAGGTATGATGTCTGCTGAAGGAGAAGCCATTCAAGCAATGTTAAAGGCTTACAAGCCACCTTCACAACGAAAATTTAAAGGTCGAACTGGTGGTGTTACTCCTGATTGGCATGATAAATCCCCAGATGAAGAGAGGGATATCGATGAATATGCTGAAGCTAGGAGTAAGAAAAACGAATTAACCTTATCAAAATCTTGGGTTGAGTCTTTAAATGATAAGGGCTACACTTCTCCCCTTATTAAAGAGGTCACCCCTGATATGAGTCAGATGTGGTTCTCTCAAGGCGGAGTAGATTATGTAGCCATGCTCTCTCCTACTGGAGTAACTCATGTAGAAAAGGCAACGTTTGCTGACCCAACTAGATATAGTAGAGTTCAACAAGAGAAACCTAAAGCTACAAAACCTACTGAGATAGAGATAGATGACTAAGAAAACTAGATACAGCTTACTTAAGGCGTGGGTGCCAAACTACAGAGAGTCCCAAAGGACAGGTAATAATTGGGTGACAAATCCTAGAGGACAGGACGATTCCTATAAGAAGGAAAAGAAGAAACTCCGTAAGGAAGGCGATGGGGGTGGTGCAACATCTGGTTCTTTTGGGGATGGCGGCGGTACTGTATTCACTTCAACCAACGCTGGAATCTTTACTCCCACTCATTCGGAACGTGGTGAACGCAAGAAGAATGATAAAAAGAAACGAACTGGAGTAGATAAACTAGCAGATTTTGTAAATGACGATAGTCCAGAAAGAAAGATGCAAAAAGCAACGAGTGGCTTCGTTCTTAATTTAATTGATTTGGTAGAGTTAAGGAAAAAAGTATTTAGGCAAGCAACAAGTTCTACAGCTATAAATGACCAAACTAAACAGACTGATGGGCTTAGAAACCCTGTTGAATTTGATGCAAGCCCCGATGACCAATCAGATGTAGAGCAAAAAGATATGGAAAGAAAAATTAAGATGTTAGATGATAAGGAGGATTCTCATGGAGGGAAGGCTCAAGACACAGGCTCTGCTTCGCAAGCTGCTCCAGCTGGGCTGGACATTCAGCTTCGCTGGGAATCAGGCACACCCCAAGATGATTTAGCTACAGGTGGGGATAAGGATAAAGACCAAGGGAAAATAGAAGAACTAGAAGAAGAGACAAAAGAGACTCCATTTCACAAGTTATTGGGTAAAGACCTTTATCAAAGGCTGGTAGATGAAGATTGACTTCAAATTCATTGCATGCTAAGCTGTGCCCAAAGTGCCAAGGAAAAATGTATCTAAATGAAGACAAAGATTTACAGTGTCTCATCTGCGCAAAGATATTAGTAATGACAGTCAGGAGAGCATATGATTCCAGAAAAGGTAAAATCAGAGATAATAAGAAGAAGAGCGTTGGGAGCAACTTGGACTTCGATAGCGACGTGGTTGCAGGACGAACACGGAGTGGCCATACATCGGAGCACGATTCAACGCTGGCACGCCAAAGAAAATCTCTTGGTAATGCAGGCCGGAGAGGATTATCTTCCCGGAGATGATTATCTTCCCGGAGATGATTTAACTACACGAGTTAAACTTGATAAGAAAGTCGCCACATATAAAGGTGAGGCTGACTTCTATAAGAAGCTTTACCAAGCATCCTTAAAAGATAATACTAAAAAAGAGATTATAGTAGATGCTATAAAAGAATACACCAAAGCTTTTCCAAGGGTTTCGATACGACAAATCAATCCACCTTCTCTTAGTGGAACTTCACCACAAATAATGGTAGCCCCTTTATCGGACACACATATTGGGGAACATGTTTATAAAGAGCAGATGCATGGTCTTAATGAATATACCTTTGAGATATTTAATAAAAGATTATATGGGTGGTCGAATCAAATATTACGACACGCTGCCTATAGGAGAAAGATTGCACCAGTAAATGAACTAGTAGTTCCAATGCTTGGTGACATGATTAGTGGAGACATCCATGAAGAGTTAGCTAGAAGTAATATAGCTAATTGTATGGAACAAATGATTAGAGGTGCAAATCTTATTGCACAAGCATTAATGGTATTTGCTCCACACTTCGATAAAATACGAGTCCCATGTGTTGTAGGTAATCATGGTCGGATGACCCGGAAGCCTCCAATGAAAGATAAATATATGGATTGGGATTATCTTCTCTATCAGTTCGTTGCATCCTTTTGTAAGAATCAGGATAACATTGAATTCGATATTCCAAAGAGTTTTATTAACACGTTTAAGCTGCACAATAAAAATGTACTTATCATGCATGGTGATAGTATCTCTGGTGCTGGTAGTAGTGCAGCTATTACAAATGCCATAAGTAGACTACGAGGGGTTCTTCAGTATAGAAAGAGTCTTCAAGATGAAATTGAGGAAGCAACAGATATTGTTGGGGAACTTGAGTTTGATAGTGTAATGATTGGTCACTTCCATAGAGTTGATGAAATCGACATAGGAACTGGCGAACTAATTATCTGTGGCTGTATGAAGGGACCCGATGAATTCGCATTACAACGATTACATGCAGCAACAAAACCAAAACAAGTTATAACTTATTGGCATCCTAAGTATGCAAATGTAGGTAAAGAGATAATTTATCTTAATCGATACGATAAGTCTAAACAGAAATTTACTGACGAAATACCGAACACCTGGGCAGATTTAATAAAACCTTCTTTAGATTAGTATAATAATCTCAAGGGAGCTTTTCATGGCGAGACAGGCGAGACAAGACCGTAAAGAAATAACTGAGATTTGGCAGGCTTTAGGCGATGCTACCTTAGCAGAAGCACAAAGACGTGTTCCAGTAGATACTGGACAACTTAAACGCTCTGCTTCTGTAGCAGCCACTCACAAAGGCTTTACTATTAAATACGATACGGACTATGCCGCAACTGTTCATCATGGAGAAGTTCCTGACTACGTAGATATTCGGACTCCCCATGTGCAAAAGGTCCCAGCCCATTGGAGGAAAACTTCTAAGGGGAAGGTAAAGGTGAAAGCACATACAAAAACTTTCTCAAAAGGTTACGCCCCTGGGAAAATTAGTGAAACAGAGTGGCGTACTATTCCTTGGCATGAATCCACAAGCAGCTCTTGGGAAACACAACACTCTCAATGGTTAACTGAGGCGTGGAAAGTAGTCAGAACTAAACAACTAACTAAGTTGTTTAAAGGGTTGGGTATCAAACTCCCAGCAAACATTACAATAAGAACAGGACACAGGTAGGAGGATTATTATGGTTGATATAAATAAGGTGACCCCAACTCAAGAATTTATTATCGCAAGGCATTCTAAAATGGTAGGCAAGATATTGGATTTAGTTGAAGCATCACTTCCAGAAGGCAATCAATGTGACAAGTTAAAGAAGCTTGTACAGGTTCCTTTATATGATTTTAGAAATGAGATGCTAACTCTGGAGCAGAACGGACTTCCAAAAGAATCATAACTAAATAGAATTTATATTATAATTTCTTAGTTTATATACACTCTCAGTAGGATTTTTAGCTTTACTGAGTATAATGAATTAACGTTAAAATATAACGTTATATTATGTTCTATAATATGAGGTCGGAGGTGGCTTAGACCAACCTTACTATTTAGATGGAAATACTAGAATGGACACCATGATAGGAGGAAAATCTATGGCAGACATATCTGAAAAGATTGAAACGCAAATGGAAGGCACAAATCTTGCACTCGCAGCCGTAGCCGAGGTTCTACAGAAGATGGATGGACGCTTGGCAAAGGAAGAACGAGCAAATGCTGCCGTTGAAGCTGAAAATGCTAATACTGCTGCAAGAGCCGACCTTGTGAAATCAATTGCACAAGAGGTTATTGGTCTTATAAAAGAAGGTTCCAACGCTGGACTAGACGTCGATGGCGGGGAACGAAAGGCCAAGGCTACTGGGGGAACCCCCCAAAATGCTGATGATTCAGAGGACGCAGTCACACCGACTACGAAAATTGAAGAACAGCAAAACACAATCCAAGCGATGCGAAAGCAGGACGAGGATGATGATGAGGAAGAAGAAATGGAAAAGGAAGGAACGGACGAAGCTGCTGACGAAGCTGCTGACGAGCCGGTAGCAGAGAAAGGTATGGACGAAGATGATGAGGAAGACGAATCTGATGAGATGAAATCTTTGGCAAAACAAATTGCTAAGTTGCAGAAAGAATTGGACGCAACTAAGTCGAATATGCAGAAGTCAATTACTGCAGAAAGCGAAAGCCGACTACGCAAGATGGGATTCCGTGAAGAGACTGGATTGCAGGCTCCTAAAGTTATGACTGGCTTGGGACTTGACGAAACTCCAATTATCCAAAAGGGTGATGGGAAAGATACTGCTGACCAACTTGCTTCACTTTCATACTCTGAGTTGAGGAGACTTCAACATCAGATTGAGTCTGGAAACACCGATGGTGTTCCTAGAGAACTTTTAGGTTAAATTAAAAACTTATTTCAATTGGAGGAATAAAAACTTATGGCTAATCCTAGTCTAAGCGAATATCTTGCCCAGTCTCAACGAGGTTTGTACCAATCTGTATTCGGTCCCGAATACTTACAGAAACAGTCCTACTTCACAGTTGATACTGCCACAGGCATATTCAATACAACTTACGGCAGAAAGGTCTGGCAGGCGCTAAACAACCAAACCAGATTTTTCAATGCTATCCCACGAGTAGTGTGGGGTAACACAGCTGGTTGGAGGGTAAGAACCGACAGAGGTTCTGGCCGTTCCCGACCAGTAACAGAGACAGGCTCATTGCCAACAGTCGATGTTTCCGATATTCAAACGGTATCTAGCTTGCCTAGAATCGTTTCAACCACATTCGGTGCTTCTGTGAAGTCAGTCTTCACGGCGCAACTCGAAGGTGGTGTCGGAGATGTTCTGGCTCTTGAGAACGAGAATGCTCAGTTGGACCACATCAAGGAAATTAACGAGGAACTGCTTGCCGGTTCTGCGTATTTGACTTCCGCTGGTGCAACAACATCGTTTACAGTCCCTGCAGCAATCGCTAAACATTTCAAAGTTGGTGACGCAGTTGGGCAGTATGACGTTTCAGCAACAG